GTCAAGACCAAGACTCCACCGCCGCTGACCGGCAACGACAGCGACACACTCGCGGAGGTCAAGCCGCAGGTGAGCAACACCTACGCGAAGGCAGATCCGCAACTCGATCACATCGCGCGTCTCTACATTGAGGCGAAGGTGGAGGCAGAGGCTGCGGACGCTGCACTCAAGGAGATGGCAATCGCCATCAAGGAGGCCATCGGTGACGGCGAAGGCGTGAAGGGTCGCGGCTGGCTTGCCACCTGGAAGACCAACAAGAGCAGCGTGAAGGTGGACTGGGAGAGCATCGCGGATGTCTTCCGAACCGTCGCGCCAGATACCTACGGCGAAGCCATCAAGCGCTTCACTTCAGAGAAGCCAGGTGCGCGCGTGTTCCGCGTTCACGGCAAGGAGGATGAGGCGTGACCTACACACCGCGTGGCGTGCTGTACCAACTCACTGACGCTGAGGTGGTCGAAGCGCGTCTCGTCGGAGACGGCCGCAACATGGCGAACCGCAACAGCAAGGACAAGTCTTATTACCACCGCGAGAAGATGGAGGACGATACGGTGGCATCATTCGCAGCCGCTACTGCCGAGTGTGCAGTGGCACGAGTCTTCAATGCCGAGTGGCACGCCAAGGTCTGGCCGGCAGGTGAGCATCACCTGCATAGCGACGAGCCAGATGTGGGCGAGAACATTGAGGTCAAGCGCGTTCGCACTCCTGACGCTGGGTTGGTGGTCAGGGAGAAGGATCGCACTCTAGGGCGCTATGTCGTTCTGGCGTATCCCATCCCTGAGACTGGCTACACGCAGGTCGATGTGATCGGTTGGATCAAGGCCGACAAGGGTTGGCAGGTGGGCCGCGATAGCGGAGAGGGGTATGTGCGAGTTCCCCAGAAATACTTGCGCGCAGTTCCTAAGGAGGGAAGCAATGAGTAAGCAAATCGCAGCGGCGCTCGCAGCGCCTTTTACCGGCACGGATCTGAAGTCGCGCCCTGGGCGCGGCGGCATGACCTTCACCTACGCCGATGCGCGAGCCGTGGCGCAGCGCCTTGACGATGTGCTCGGTCTGGCTGGCTGGCAGTTTGAGGTCAAGGTGGCAGACGCTACCGCGAAGGTCGTCCACGGCACACTGATCGCCGTGATCGATGGCGTGACCACCGTCCGACAGGACTTCGGCTATGCCAATAACCCACAGAGCGATGAGCCGCTAAAGGAGGCGGCCTCCGACGCTCTGCGTCGCTGCGCTGCACAGATCGGTGTGGGGCGGTCTCTTTATGCGACAGGCACAGGAGCGAGCCTCTCCGTGGCTCCTAGGGCGGTCTCCGTTGATTCTGTGAGGCACTCGCAGCCGTCGGTTTCTACGAACGATGTGGCCGTAGCAGCAGCAATGCTGTTCGCGGAGGGCGAATGCCCAGACCACCGCACCGCGTGGCAGTTCAAGCCGGCAGGGGTGAGCAAGGCTGGCAAGGAGTACAGCGCCTTCTACGCCTGCGGCGGCAAGACCGACGGCCAGTTCTGCAAGCGCAAGCCAAGCATTGCCTGGGTCAACGCACAGCAGCAGGCACCAACTGGTGAGCCTGAGCGCACTGAGACGAGCATTGAGGACTTGCCGTTCTGATCTGAGCGGCATCAACTACGGCTGGGAGAGACTGGCGACCTCCACCTCTCCCAGCCACTAACACAGAGCGGAGGACTAGATGGTTTGGTTCAAGTGGGTAGCAAACGCACATCGAGATGCGGAGATCTCGGCGCTAACTGATACGCAGTTCCGCGCGTTCATCACGATCATTGGTGAGGTCAAGTTGCTGCGCTCCGGCGGAGTGTTCAAGAACCGACAGCACCTCAAGACCGTCATCGGCGCACGCCTGTTCAGGGGTGTGGAAGGCCTGTTGAAAAGTGGTCTCCTGACGGAATCTGGAGACGGAGTCATCGCCGTGTCGAACTATTCTCGCTATCAAGTCGACCCCACCTCGACCTCTCGTGGAGAACGCTACCGAGCACGAAAAGAGGGTGGGTTGACGGACAGAGAAAGAGAAAGAGAGAGAGAACAGAATAGAACCCCTATATCCCCTAAACGCTCTGGCTCTGGACGGCTCACGCCGCTAGGCGAGATCCTTGGAGGGAAGCGCTAAATGCGCGTCAGGTCAGAGAACCCATCTGCTCGTGCTCTGGCATTGAGGAAGATCAGACAGAACGAGACTCCAGAAGAGCGAGCACACCGAGTGCTCAAGTACACGCTCTACAACCATCGGATGACGATGGAGCAGTACCTGGCCTTACGGTTGGCACAGGCTGACCGGTGCGGTGCGTGCAAGGAGCCGCTTCGCTTTGGTGAGCCACGAGCAGTGACGGTCGATCACGACCCACGCTGTTGCCAGTACGACGGTCTAGGTGCCAGGAGGACAAAGGGTCAACCGATCTCGTGCGGCAAGTGCGTCAGGGCGCTGCTCTGCGGACCATGCAACCGAGCGGTCGGATTCCTAGAGCGCTATCCACAGCGCTTGCATATGTGGATTGAGTATGTGAGGAGGGTCATGAAGTGAGCGCACATATCGCATTCGTCGGACCACAGGGGTCAGGAAAGAGCACGCTGGCAGAGATGCTGGAGGAGCGACGACAGAGCCGATACATCGTGCTCCCAATCGCGCAGACCATCCGTGAGGTGGCATCGCTCGCCTACGGCGTCGACTTCGACAAGAGCAAACACTACGAGCAGCGCCGCCTGGGCTTGGATGTCAAGACCTCAGGCCGCGAGATCCTGCAAGACATCGGCGCGCAGATGCGAGAACTGGATGCCTACTTCTGGATCAAGGCGTGGCACGACGCGTTCAACCGTCTGGCACCGCTAGGTCGGCCAATCGCCATTGACGATGTGCGTCTGCCACTGGAGGCGCACTTCCTCCGGCAGCACATCCCAGGGATCACCATCGTGCGTGTGTTCGCCTCCGCAGCGGCTCGAACCGAGCGCCGTGGGGTGCTCCAAGGGGCAGCCGATGTTACCGAGCACGGCTACCTTCAGACCGAGTACGACTTGCAGATCGACACAACAGACTTGACAGCCGAGAAGTCCTACGCGATCCTCAGGCAGTACATGGTGGATAACGGCAAGTGGTCGGCATCCCCAGAGGAGGAATCATGAGCAACACAGACTTGACGGAACTAGAGACACGAGCCGCGCAACTGGGCTATCACTACGACGGCCTTGTGCGCGTTGAGCACCCATTCGCTGATCAAGAGAATCAGGTGACCTGGACAATCGTTCTGACCGACACACAAGGCACAGAACTGACCTTTCAAGCGCCGACGATTGAGGGTGCCATTGAGGTCGCCAATGATCGAATGGCGCTGCTGTCTGGACTGGCTGACCTGTGAGCGCCTACGCCTATGTGGGCATCACACTGATCGTCATCAACACCGCGCTCTTCCTCATCGTGTTCGCTAGTCTGCCGATGAGCATCAAGCGCGGAGTCGGTGTGGCACCGTCGTTCATCTATCTGCTCACCACGGCAGCGACAGTGGTTTGGATCTGGAGGGCATTGCAGTGGCAGGCGTAAAGACCAAGCGCGCAGGAGCAGCCAAACCGCCGGTATGGATGGTGACCAACTGCACCGACTGCGGCAAGGTGATTGATTACACCGACCCTAAGCGGCAGGTGTTTCCTGGCACGCGAGTACTCGTGATCCACGAGAAGGGCCGACGCTTTGAGTGGCGGCACAAGGCGTGTGTGAAGTGAGTCAGATCGAGATCCTCACTCCTGAACTGGATGAGGGCATCAAGTGCGTGCAAGAGGGCGCAGATGCGTGGTGCTATGACCCCAAGATCGGTCGCCAGTTCGCCAAGTTGAGCATCCGGTACTCGGACGCAATCGCGCCAGAGGGCTGGTTCTTCCTGAACGAGCACATCTTCAACCGCGCAACCATCGCGGAACTGATCAAGTCAGGACACCTAGAACTGCAAAAGTCCGTGTTCACGCTGTCCGATGGCGGACACGCACGGCTAGGAAGGCTGGTACGAAAGTGAGCAAGATGAGCGACCTAGACATTGACGAGCAGAACAAAGAGAAGTCCAAGCGCGGCAAGCGCGCGCGCAACAAGGGCAACTCATTCGAGCGAGAGGTTGCCGAGAAGATCGGCGGCGTGCGAGTCGGCCAGTACGGCGGCAAGACCGATGTCATGTCCGACTGGATCGTCATCCAGTGCAAGGTCGGCAACGGCTCCTACTCGGAGCGCTACGACGGCTGGCTCCGGTCGGTCAAGGGCAACAGCAGCCAGATCACCGCACTCGTGGTGGGCGACGCGCCTGGACCAGGCACCAAGCGCCGCACCATGATCGTGCTCGACTTTGAGGACTTCGTTGAGTTGCTGAATCATGACTAGGGAAGAGGTGACCCTGCTCCGCGCAGGGTTCGCCAAGACCTTCGCGCCGCTCCTTGGCGAGAGCCGCCGATGGTCTGCGTTCACCTTCATTGCCGACATCCTCATCGCACGATCCTTCAGCCAGCCGACGCTCATCGTTGAGACCGGCTGCGCTCGTCAGGAGAACAACTGGAACGGCGACGGCCAGAGCACCATTGTCTGGTCATGGCTTGCAGGTCAGTTGGACGGCTTCGCCTATTCGGTCGACATCAACCCAGACAATGTCAACACCGCTCGCGCGCTGGCTCCGAACGCTCGCATCACCGTGGGCGATTCGGTGGACTTCCTCCGGCACTTCGGCAACGCATCGTCTATCTCGCTGCTCTACCTGGACTCGTTCGACTACAAGGTCGGCAGCCTAGATGCGGCAGAGCATCACCTGCGCGAACTGCAAGCGATCTACGACCGACTACCAGCGGACTGCATCATCGCGGTGGATGACTGCATCACACCGACCGAGGGCAAGGGTGCGCTTGTCCGACAATGGCTAGAGGAGCGCGGCAACCTTCCTGTCTTGGAAGGCTATGTCACGGTATGGCTCAAGTAGTCTCGCTCCTGCTGGGGCTGACCATGCTGACTGGTTCAGCAGGACCTAGCACCACCCCAGAGACCCCAAGCGGCGTGCCGACAAGTGGCGTGGCAACTTGGTACGGAAGCACCAGCCGTAAGGGCGAGAAGTACTGCGTCGGTGGGTACAAGCACACCTGCTCGCCGTACAAGTCCAAGGCGCAAGGCGGCCGTGGTGGGGAGTTGATCATGTACGCAGCGGTGCCACGCTGGCGCTGGGGCGACAAACCCTTTAGACTGCGTGTCTGCCGGAAGGACGATCAGACTCGGTGCGTCATTGTGGTCGCACGCGACTCTTGCGGACGATGCAGGAAGGACATAACAAAGCCGTGGACATCTCGCAGCCTAGCAATCGACCTAAGTCCAACCGCGTTCTCTCTACTCGCGCCGCTCGGCAGAGGCGTGCTGGCGGTGACCATCACGGAACTACCAAAGAGCAGCGAGAGTTTCAACAGGCTTGCGCCGCTTGGGCGCTGAAACTCAAGGTCAAACTGAATGCCCTGTTCAACCTCATGCCGCAGTTCGGCAAGACCACGCACTGGGCGCGAGAGCGCTACTACGGCGGCACCTTTGTCACCGATGCCGACCTGTACTGGATCAACTCGCGCGTGAACGATGAGAGCGAGATCGAGCAGTCGGCCAAGTTGCAGCGCTATGCCGCTGCGGTAGATCTTATGTGCCGTGTCTGCGCTGGCGAGGATGAGAAAACTCCGACCTGCTGGGATCAGACTTGCCCACTTCGTCCTGTGTCGGCTCTTCCACTCAGGATTCACGAATGATGCGCTACGCTTTCTCGGCGGCCGCGCGCCTTGTGGTGCTGCGGCCACTCGCCCTGCCGGTGGTGTCCTCCCATCGGCAGGGTCTAACCTGGGGCAGCGTAGACGCTCGCACGACCATCATGGCTATTGCCGGTCAGCGAGGTACGAGTGGTGCGACTCCACTCCTGCTCCACCACTACAGGAGGGCGAATGGCTAAGCAGGACAAGTTCGCCGTCTTGAAGGCGTGGATCTCGGAGAGTCAGGCCGTCATGGGTCTTGACCACTGGGAGGTCACGGTCATTGAGGCCGCATCCGATGTGGACTCATGGGCTGACATTGAGGCACACCCTCAGGCACCGACCGCCGACCTGCGCGTGTCGTTCGACTTCTGGAAGCAGTCGCCAGAGAAGCAGCGCCTAGTCTTGACCCACGAGTTGATGCACCTAGTGGTCTCTCGCTATGCACGCATTGCCGAGAACCTAGAGGACGCACTCGGCGCTCTTGCATGGGCAGTGATCGAGCCACAACTTGAGGATGCCGAGGAGCGCGCTGTGGAGCACATGGCACGCATCGTCGCTCCCTACCTATCGCTACCGGCATTCCCTAAGGCATGAGGGCGCAGCGACCGTGTCTGACCTGCGGAGTCCTTACCACCTACGGCAACCGCTGCAATGTCTGCGGACCACGCAAGGCGACCGAGTGGGCGAAGAATCGCGGACCATCTCCGTACCGCAACGCCGACTGGCGGAGGCTCAGCATCCAGAAGCGCAAGGA